AAATTTATTGCTTTTGCGGATAAGCATAATCTCACGCAAGAGCAAGCAGCAGGACTCTACCAAGATTACTTAGCTGATATTGCTTCGGAGTATCGGGCCAACGTGGAGCGAGCGGTGAAAGCGAGGGAGGAAGGGGAGACTGCGCTTCGAACTACATGGGGGAACGAATACGAAACAAAAATGGCTTTAGCGGGGAAAGTCGTCAAAGGCTTCGGCGGAGACGAAGCTATAGCTGCCCTTGGAGATGCAGCGAATCATCCGGTAATCACAAAACTTTTTGCGACTATCGGAGAGCTTATTTCTGAAGACAGAATCCCCGCGTTAAATGGTGGCGGGGCTGCTGCGCCAACGGGGGCGGAAGGTGCGCAAAAAGCTATCGCGGCAGTTCTTGCGGATAAGTCCCATGCGTACTGGAATGAGTCTGATCCCAAACATGGGGAAGCTATTCGTGAAATGACTAAACTCTATCGCGAGGCGCATCCTGACAAATAAAGTTGCGCATTAAAAAAGTTTGAGGTATATTTCGAATCGTAGGGCTTAGTCGGGACACCTCTGTTAACGCAGAACCCCGACTAAGTTTTACAAAATTTTTGGATACCTTCCCTCCGGGAAGCCCAAGCGATTGAAAGAAAATCGCAGACCCTTTTTAGGACACTCTGCAAAAAGCAAAGTTATCTTAAAACTAAAAGGAGTCCAAAATGGGCGCACCAGATACAGCATTTGTGAGACAGTATCAAGATACTATCTCCATCCTTAGTCAGCAGATGAATTCGCGTTTCCGTGAGCGCGTAATGGTTGACACAAATTTCACCGGCGAAAAGAAACTTTACAATCAGTATGCTTCGGATGATATGGTTGAAATCCTTTCTCGCTATCAAGATACTCCCGTTCAAACTCCCGATCATCGTCGGCGTTCTGTAACGGCTCGTTTCTTCGTGAGCAATACTCTCGAAGATCCTGTTGATGCACTTCAAATGTTGGTTGATCCTAAGTCAACCTATTTGCAGGCAAAGATGGCGGCAGCGAATCGTAAGACAGACGACGTTATTATTTCGGCGTTTGGCGGTACAGCGTACACAGGTAAAGATGGTACGACTTCTCAAACTCTCGGATCAGGACAGCAAATCGTTTCTGGTTCTGCGGGTATGACGAAGACAAAGTGTATCCAAGCTAAGAAAAAGTTTGACGCGAATGAAGTGGAAAAAGAAGACCGCTTCATGGGTCATACTGCAGAACAGATGGAAGATCTTTTGAACACAACCGAAGTAGTTTCTTCGGACTACAACGTGGTGAAAGCACTTGTTGAAGGTGCTATCGACACTTGGCTCGGGTTCAAATGGATTCACTCTGAGCGTTTCTTGACAAACGGTAGTTCCGAACGTCTTTGCTACGCATGGCAAAAGAAAGGTGTTCAGCTCGCGATCCAAAAGGAAATGGAATCTCGCGTAACTGAAAGACCGGATAAGAACTATGCTTGGCAAGTTTATCTTCGTATGGCACTTGGCGCTACACGTCTCGAAGAAGTTCGTGTCGTTGAAATCGCTTGCGTCGAATAATTTAAGCTAACTACAGGAGATAAAATTTTATGGCAACAGTTAAAGGTGTTAATAAAACGCTCGTTGACGCAGGTGGGCAATCACAAATTGCTCAGGGTCAAGTGGACGCTCGTTTGAAAGTTTATACGGATTCTTATACCCCCGCGGGTACTGAAGCCGCAGGAACTGTTATTCAAATGGGACCGACGCTTCCTGCAGGTGCACGTATTCGAAACATCCGAGTTATCAATGCTGCGCAAGCTGCTTCGGTAACTTTGGCTGTGGGAGACTCTAACTCGACCGCACGCTATATTGCTGCGTATGCTGCAGATAGTTTGTTGGTTAGTGGAGCAATCAAAGCTGCGGGTTTTGATTACGTGATTGGTACGAACTCAGGCGATAATCAGATTCAAATTCTGACCGCCGGAGCGACTCTCAATACAGGCGTAATTAAAATCGAAATCACAGTTTCGGTTGACTAACAGTCGGTAGTGGGGGCGCAAGCCCCCGCTCCTTAAAGGAAAAACATGAAAAAGTACATCGGATTTCTTTTTGCGCTTCTTTTTCTGGTTTCTTCAGCCGTTTTTGCAGCAGTTGGAGTTCAGAACGCAGGTACATCTCTTGGGGCAGCAACAGACATTAACTGTTCCACGGGACTTTCTTGTACAAGCGATGGTTCAACTGTTACAGTTACGACAAGTCTCACACCTAGTCTTACCACGTTGGCGGTTTCAGGAGTTTCAACACTTTCTGGAAACATCGTTGGCGATGGTGGGGATACGATAGCAGGTTTCAAGAGACCTCAGATCACTTCGACTACAACGACGCTTACTATCGCTCAGTGCGGTAGCACGATCGTCAATGATAGCGCGGATGTTCTGACGCTTCCTGAAGCTTCTACAGCACTAGGTTGTCGATACACTTTCGCAGTAGCGAACGCTTCGAACTTGGATATTAATCCAAATGACGGAACAGATATTATCTCTCCGTTTGCGGATTATGCCGGTGCGGGTGCGACAGTATCTCCTTCCGCAGGAGATGCTATTCGCGGTGCTACGGTCGGAATGTCTATCACTCTCGAAGCTGTTGGTAACGACCGTTGGGTTGTTATTGGTGGCGCGCAGGGTACTTGGGCTGACGTAAACTAAAATTTGGTGGGGGCGCAAGCCCCCTCCTTTCGAGGGAGTATGGCAGTTAACAAAGATAAAATTTGGGTAGCTAATCTTGCCCTTCGTAAATTAGGTTCTGCCCGTATATCTTCTTTCGACGAGAATACCCCTGAATCTCGTGTTATTCGTGATGTCTATGATTCTATTCTCGAGGAAGTTTTATGCCAAGGGCAATGGACTTTTGCACAAAAAAGAGCGGCTTTAACGCAGACAACAGATACCGTTCCAGTTACGACCGATGGCGTTTCGATTGTCTATGCCATGCCAAACGACTGTTTAAAAGTTAACTACTATTCACCTTCTAGCGCGATAGTTAAACTTGAGTATTTTCAAAGTCGGGTTGTAATTCTTTCTAATGTATCCGATTTAAAAATTTTCTATACTTTTCGTAACATCGACCCAAATACCTATTTCCCCAATTTTATTACAGCGCTTGCTACACGATTGGCATCGGAAATCGGTTTCAATTTAACGCAGGCGACGAAGAAAGCAGCGCTTCTTCTTGAGGAGTATACAAAAATTCGGTTACCAAATGCACTTTCAACGGACGCGCAACAGGGCACCGGTCAAGAAGCAATCCAGGATGAATGGGAAAACGCAAGACTGAGCGGATTGTACAACACTCCTCGCCCCGGTGATCAAACGTGGCATCCGCTTTAGGATTCACATGGGGATTAAAGCAACTACAGCTAAAAGCAATTTTAACGCGGGAGAAATTTCCCCTCGCGCACTAGGGCGCTTCGATCAAGCAAAATACGCCAACGGAGTTAAAAAATTAGAGAATTTTTTAAATCACCAGGTGGGCGGAGTTTATTTTCGCCCCGGTACCGTTTACACTGCGGCCACAAAATACAGCAATAAAAAATCGAGACTTATTGTCTTTCAGTATTCAACAGAGCAGGGATACCAAGTGGAGATCGGAGATCTCTACATGCGTTTTTTTACATTGAAAGGGCGACTACTTTCCGGTGGAGTACACGTTGAAATCGCAAGTCCATACACTGAGGACGAAATAGACGATATTCAATTTTCGCAAAATGCCAACGTACAGTATTTAGTCCATCCAAACCACCCCCCGTACAAACTTTCACGAACGTCAGCGACTACTTTTAAACTAGAGGAAGTTAATTTAATTCGTGGACCGTTTCTTGACGCCAATATTACGCACAACACACTTTCTGTTTCAGCGACGACAGGAAATATAACAGTTACTGCAAATGCAAGCGTGTGGGCAGTAGGGGTTGCTTACGTGAAAGGCCCCGATATTGCTGACTTTGTAACCAACGGCGGGAATACGTATAAGTGCCTCACGAATCACGTAGCAGGGGCAACTTTTGCTGCCGATTTAGCGTTAGGTTATTGGAGTTTGGTAGGGGCAGGGGATGTCCCCAATGTTTTCACTTTGTCGCATGTTGGATCTTTGTGGAGATATAAAGGTGGTGTTTTTAAGATAACTGGATTTGCGAATACACATTCAGTTACAGCTTCAGTTCAAGCGGAACCCGACGGAACAGCAGGGTCACTTACGACCACTGGGCCTGTAACAGATTGGGCAGAAGCAGCGTTTAGTGGCTATCGTGGGTACCCCGCGGCAGTTACTTTTCACGGGCAGCGACTTTACTACGCGAATACTAATTACCAAAGGCAAACATTTTGGGGTAGCTACATTGGGCAGTTTGATAATTTTAAAACTACGTCGGATCTTAAAGATGATGAAGCAGTCACGTACAAGTTAGGCAGTGAACAAGTTAATGAGATCCGATGGCTTGTGTCTAGTGTTCAGACTCTACAAAATGGAACAAGCGGCGGAACTTTCTCAGCCAATGCGGGTGGAACGACCGGGGCTATCACGCCGACGAGTATTGAAGTCAACAATGATACAAACTATGGTGTGGCTAAAATTTCTCCGAAAAAACTTGCTAGCTATTTGTACTACGTGCAGAAAAACAGATTTGCTTTGCGTGAGTTAACGTATAACTACATCGTTAACAGACAAATTACGAAAGATCTAACCGATCTTGCAGATCATATTTTGCGCGATGGCGGCGGGGCAATTAGTATGGACTATCAACAGAGTCCTAATGACCGACTATGGCTTGTGCGGCAGGATGGGCAAATTGCTGTCGTTACGCGAAATCCGGACGAACAAGTAACCGGTTGGTGCCGAATTAAACTCGCAGATAGTTCAGAAGGTCCTGCAGTTGTAGAAAGTTTGTCTATCCTACAAACAGACGCGGAAGATGATCAAGTATGGGTAATTGTTAAACGTATCATCAACGGTAGTATAGTCCGTTGGGTAGAATATTTTTCGAGTGAATTTTTTGATAATTACTGGGAGCCTGTTCGCGTTGACGCAAGTTTGACTTATGACGTTCCTCTTGTGTGCACAGGTATGACAAATGCGGATCCAGGGGTTTTTGACGTAGCGGCGCACGGACTTTCAAACGGAGACCAGATTCGTGCGGATTCTTTTATTTTGGATGTTGACCCAGAGGAAGTTTCAGGAGAAGCGCACCCACTGAACGGTAAAATATTTTATGTAAAAAATGCAACCACAAATACGTTTCAGATTGCGGATCAAGACGATGTCGCCGTCGATACAACCACCTTTGGGGAGTATGTTTCTGGAGGGGCTTTTCGCAAGACGATTCAGACTGTGTCGGGGCTTGACCACTTGAATGGTGAAACGGTATCTGTTCAGGTTGATGGAGCAGTTCCATCTGGGGAGCAAGAGTATATCGTTTCCGGAGGGACAATAACGCTTTCACAAAAAGCGGCAACTGTCCACGTTGGTTTAAAGTATGACGGTACAATGCAATTGCTTAAAATGAACGAGGGTGCGGTAGTTGGGCAAACCAAAATACGCAGAGTGTACATATCCGCAATACGTGTATTGAAAAGTTTAGGTTTTAAGATAGGTAAAAGTTTTTCCAATCTTGATAGAGTTATTTTACAAAATGTAAACGATCCCCTAACGCAAGGACCGGCGCTTTTCAGTGGGGATATAGAGAAGTTTATCGAGACATCTTGGCGTCCGGATGATGAAATAATCATCCATATCGATCACCCACTTCCACTTTTTATTTTGGCTATTTTTATTCGTAGTGAAGTTGAGGAGAGTGTTTAATGGGCGCAGAAACTTTTGCGATTATGGCGGCCGCAGGCGGGATGATGAAAGCCTACGGGGAATATACCGGCGGAAAACAAAAACAAGATATGTATGATATGAACGCCGGGATATATCTACGGCGTGCGGGAGCAACGCGTGATGCCGCAGCTCTTACGGACGAACAATCGCAGGTCATAGAAAATAGAATTGTCGGGGCGCAACGCGCAGGATACGCAGCTTCGGGAGTAGCTGTTGACACGGGGACACCACTCGAGGTTATGGTCGGGACGTTACACCAATCAAAACTGAATCGCGCTATTGCCGGGTATAACGCGGAAATAGAGGCGCGTCAATTTGAGTCTGAAGCAGAACTCATGCACGATTATGGAAAGAAGGCAGCTAAATCTGGTAAGATGGCCGCATTTGCAACTCTTTTAGACGTAGCAGCCGGATATGGGTCTACGGCGGGGTTTGGTAGTTTTGGGGGTGGGCGAAACACAACCGTTGGAGGGAATAAGATGGTGGGAAGTCAGAGGGGGGCAAAGGCGTATAGCGGAGCTAAAGGGTATCGATCGAACGGGAGTATAATCACAATATGAGAATACCAACATTAGACCCGCGAGAGCAGCCACAGCAAACGAACCAGGTGGAACAAACCCCTGGTGACGTTAATCAGGCGGCTAGCAGTGGGCGCGATTTAGTAAATTTAGGTGGAGCGATCCAAGATGCGGGAGATGTCATGTTCCGCGCGAAAAGCGCGGCAGAAATAGCGGAAGCTTCTAATATCGCGGATCTTCACCAGGCGCAACTGAAAGCGAAAGCTGCGCAAGAAACGGAATGGACACCCGAAAAACTTCAAAAGTACCATAGTCAGCTCGAGCAAGGAGTCCGAGAAGCCGCAGATAAAATATCAACTCCCCTTGGACGTCAAAATTTTACTTCTCGGTATGGCGCGCAATCTGGGATAGTTAAATTAGAACTTGAGCATATTTATAACACCGCTCAGGTAAATAAACTTAAAGCTCAGACAGCCATTCTTTCTGCAAATAATATGGCCGCATATATTTCTGCCCCACGGGGTGAGGCAGGAGCTGTTGCTAGGGGCATTGCGGCAAATAAACTTTTCAGCCAAATGCGGACTAATCTGGCCGCCCATGTTTATGGATCCGCGGAAGAAATGCAAGCGGAGTATCAAAAGCAACTTCAGGTATGGGATCGAGAGCGACTACAGTATGATATTTTACAAGCTCCGGAAGGAATCGAAGAAGCGGTTAATAAGGGGGAGTATGGAACACTACCTCCTACGGATAAGCAAGAGTTCATAAAGAAAGCAAACGATCGTATCGAGCAGAAGCAAAAGATTGCTGCCGCTGATTTTGAAGCTGAAAAAAGGGCTAGAGAACGTACGATGTACCTTTCGACGATGGATACGTCTCGAGTATTTGCTGATCAATCTATGCCTCGGGAACAGCAGATTGAAGCTGTTAAAGCAGACATAACACAGAAACTTCTTAATAAGACTATCGACCCAGATGTTGCTGCAGCTTTTGAATACGCAACGCATAAAGGAGATTCAGTAGTTAAGTTTACAAAAGCGAACAATAAAGTTGACAAGTATAAACCCAGTGGGTCGGCTAAAATCCTTATAGAACAACTGAATAAGTTGGGGATTGGTGACGAAAATCAACGTAAGGATCTTATTGACTCGGCAATTCTGAACTACGCAAAAGGCGGTACTGAAGATGGGTCATACCAGAAGCGAGCTGATTTGATATACGTAATGCGAGCAGCTCTTGCTAGGCACGAACAGCCGGATGCCCCGCGGTGGGGACAGCTAAGCGCATGGGCGAGCAAACTCGCGGATATGAAGGCTCCCGTTGGGAAAACCGAGTCAGAAAATAGCGTTGGGTTCCACGAAGGCGTTTTAAATAAATTTCAACAGGAATGGGATATGAAATCGGATCCTGCTCCCGTAATGCAAAAAGCAATCCAACAGCAACACAAGGAAGTAGATCCACGTTTAGCAGGATTGGAGGTTGGACAAATTGTTTCTAACGGGAAAAAAAGTGCAAGAGTGGTTCAAAATGCCGATGGAACCCTCGGTTTTGAGGTTATTCAGTGACAACGCCAGAAAGCAAAGCACAAGTGTTAAGTCCGGACGAATTTTTTGCAGAAACTGCAGAAACTACACCTCTTGCGGAAAAGCGAGTATTGTCCCCCGATGAGTTTTTTGCACCACAAGAAATAGAGAAAACCCTTTCCGCCCGTGGTAGTGATCCGACCTTAGAGATTGCTCCGGAGCATAATCTTGAAGTTAAGTTTCATGATTTTCTTTCCGCACCCGTATCAACAATTGGTTCTCTTGTGGGTACACCCATTGCACAAAGTCCGTTTGGAAAAGGAATGGTCGAGGCTTTTCAACAAGGCAACGACGATTCAAATTTAGATATTGCTAGTTTCTCTGCGATGATGTCTGGCGGGGCCAAATACTTCGATGAACATATCGTCCCAATTGAAGCAGCATTTAATGAGCGGAAAGCGAATAATCCAGTAAAGGGGAGTAATTTTTTATCTGACGCAATGTATCAAATATCCGGGATGCTTCCTGCAATTGGAAAAGGGCTTGCCGAAGGTAAAACTACCGGAGCTGCGATGGCAGTGGCAGCAGCGGCACTTCCGGGGGGACAAGCTGTCATACCGGAGGCTTTTGTTTTTGGGGATGTTGCGGGGTCTATGACGTATTGGATGAAGCAAGGCGCGGGCAGTATGTATCGCGATCTAAGAAAAGAACAAGTTCCAGATGATATTGCGCGCCCGTCGGCATTGATCGCCGGGTCTATCTACGGCGCTATTGAGTTCTCTCAAGTTGATAAGTTCTCCCCCGGAACGGCCGCTTTTGCTAGAAGTTTAATCAAGAAAAAAGTTATGACGCAGGTGCAAAAGATGGCACTTCGTTACGGGGCCGACTGGGCTAAAGAGGTCGGGGAAGAAGGTTTGCAAGAGATAGTTACTTCGGTAGCCAACGATATTGCGCTTAACATCGCAGAAAAAACCAACCTAACAGTAGGACAAATCGCCGGTAAAGCACTAACTAGTGGAGGAAACGCCGTTGTTCAATCGGCACTTCCAATGCTGCTTATGCTCGGGCCATCCGCCGGAGTAAATATCGCGAGAACCGCAAAAGCGCAAGCGGAATTTGATGCTCGTGTAGCGTTACGTAAAGAACTCGCAGCAACTCAAAATAGTTTCAATTCGGAACTAGAAAAACGTGCAGAAGAAGCTGTTGTAAAAGCTACAGAATACGCAGGTGGACGTACGTTGTCCCCGGATGAAGTTAAAGCCGTTGTAGAAGACACTAAGAGCAAGATGTTGTCTGAGGCTGCAGCTAAAGCAGAGGCGGGTAAAGCCGCGTATGCAAAACGGGGAGAGGAAAAGAAAGCGAAACTTTCAGCGAAAGAACAGGCAAAAGCAAAAAAAGCTGCGGAAACCGCCAAAGCTAAAGAAGAAAAAGCTGCGGAAACCGCCAAAGCTAAAGAAGAAAAAGCCGCTAAAGAAGCGCAGACTAAGGCAGCGTTCACCGGGGGAGAAGCTACTCCCCTAGAAAAAATAAATCGAGATTTGATTGACGCTCAACAAGCCTTGAAAGATTTAATTCAAGAAGAAGCGGACACGCTAAAGGATATGTTTTCTAGCGTGGAAGGTGGACAAATTATACAAATCCCCAAGGGGGATGGACAGGGCGGCGGTGTGGAATACCGACGTACGCGCTTGCCAGATGAAGCCAAACATCCTGTGACGGGAGCTAAACCACGGAGTGATAAACAATGGCGTGAGTTGGCTATCCATAATTTAGAGCGAAACCGTTCTGCAACCGATCAAACGGAAGAATACTTCGCACTTTTGCAAACTATCAAAACGTTACAAGAACAGGGGGCTAAAGCTGCGCTTGCGCAGGGCGCCCCCCTTAAAGTTGGCGATGTCTTAAAAGCTACAGGTCAGATAGACGTATCGAAAGCGCATACACTTACTGAACGCGTTCTTCTGCAACTGAAATTGCGTGCGGAAGCTCGCGGAGCGAAAGCCGGATTTTCAGCGGGATACGACGAAGCACGTACTGACGTCATGGCTAAACTTGAAGCAGGGCAAGACGCGCGCAAATCAATAATTGACTACATGAAGTTGATGCTACCAAAAGCAGAGTGGGGGCAGTTTACTCACGCAGTTAATAACGCAAAAGACGAAGGTGATGTCGGAGTTGCTTTTTTAAAAATTGAAGAAAGAGCTGAAAAAGTGTACAGAGACGCGGTGGTTGCAGAAGCAGAAAGTATGGCGGAAAAAATTGAAAATTCACCTTCCATAACAATCAACTTTAAAAAGATGGCTAAAGGCATTATGGATAGATACTACGCGTATCTTAAAGCCAACCCCCAGGGGTACACAGCATCGCAATTAGATGGGATGGCGCGTAAACTCCGCATAATCGACGCTCTTGGTAGAACAGATTTTAAAAACTGGGAAGCTCAACGAGAAGCAGAGCAAGACTTACGTAAAACCGAAGTTCTTTCTACGGCACAGCCTCTCGTACACGAGAAAGAAGTGGGGGCAAGAAAACCACTTACTGAACAATCTATATCAGAAAAAGCGAGAAGTAAGATCCGAGAGATGATTAATGGGATTATCAAACGGCAAGTCGGTTTAACTCCTATCGATGCTTTTGCAATTATGACCGGTATGGAAGATATGAAATCTGTGCTTGATCACCATTTCGGGGAATACTTAGCTTTTAATGATGCCGTATTCAAAGAACGAGACGCTCTTATGCGCAAGTATAATTTTACGCGCGTTCAACTGGAAGAAATAGGCGTTTACGCGGCCAGGGAACAGAAGGGGGGCTACGAGAAACTTGCCAATTTGGGGATTTCCGAAGAACAGGCAGATGACATCGATCTTTCACCCGAGCAAAAAGAGTTCTACGATTTTGTTCGTAAGACGTTTGATTCTGTTCATCCCGCAGTTAAAGAGTATATGGCGCGAGTCTACAATCGTGACGTTGGAGATGTTTTAAACTACGTGTCTTTTATCTCTGACCCCGAAAGGCAGATGGACGCGTTTGGTATACAAGATCGTTTTGGAAACGGTCTTGACGAAAAAGCGTTTTTAGATCGCGAAATTAAACATCGGACTAAAACAGTCGAAGCAAAAAGCACTAAAGAACGAACGGGTGCCGGTGGGCAGAAGATTATGCTCAACATCGACCAGATTTTTTCTCGACATATGGATAACGTCGCGTATCTTCTGAATATGGGCGAACCAATTAAAAACTATTTTGAAATTGTAAATAGCCCCGAAGTCAAGAAACAGTTGGGAGGTATTGCTTCTCAAGCATGGTTAGATTGGCTCGATCTTCTTGCCCGAAAAGGTGGCGCGGAAGGAACTAAATTTACGCGAGATATTGATAAGCTTCGCAGGAATTTAGGTAGATCAATGCTCCCCGCAAGATTGTCGAGTGCATTAATTCAGTTCTCGTCTTTACCTGCTACAGTATCTGTCATCGGAGAACATTGGACGCTACACGGAGTAGCACAAACAGTAGCCAACAAAGACGCACGCGCTTTTGTTTTACAGAATTTTCCAGAGGTTGCTAAAGAAATTGGCGGAGACCCGGCTTTCGAAGAAATACGAAGCCGTGAGGGACGAAACTCTAAAACAGCACTAGAAAAAATGACATCAACAGATTGGTGGACGGAAGTGGGTATGCTACCGCTAAAACGTCTTGATGGGATGATGCGTATGATAACTGCGTTAGGTGCGTATGGTCGAGCTGTTACAGAGGCCGGAGGGACGATTGACTACACTAACGTGGATAAAGCAGCGGTCAAGAAAGCTACGAAAATAATGCGTGAAACGCAGGGGTCATCTTTCTTTATCCACCAACCATTAGCTTTAACGCAGAATGGGTATCTATTTGGAAGTAGAGCATTAAGCAAAGCAGCATTGCAGTTTCAAAGTTTTAATCTTTTTGGCTTTTCTAATGCCGTAAAACAAATTTATGGTGAGGGGCTTAAAAAAGGAGATGCTTTGCACGCAGCTCGAGCTGCTTTTTGGCTGCTAGGAGTTAAAGTTGCAATGGAAATCGCGATTAGATCGGGATCTCGTACAGTTCTCGACGCGCTATTTAGGCGCGAGCCAAAAGAACAAAAGCCTTATTGGTACCAGTTTCTTATCACGGAAATGGGGAATATCCCTTTCATTGGAAACCTATTTAACGCTATCGAGTACGGATCGGATCCGGTTCCACTGATCGCAGCGTCGCAGAAAGTTATCGATTCTGGTATATCTCGAGCATACCGTGGTGTGGAGATGGGGACCAAGATGAAAGGGGTAGCTACAGCAACGATTGCAGGAGCCGGATTGTTCGCAGGACTTCCCGGGGCGATGACTATTTTAGACATCGCAAATTCAATCATCGATAGCGTTGATTCCGGAGGTTTTGGAGATGGCGATGCCCTATAAGTATTTTGTAGCCAAACATTTTCTGTCAAGTTATCATTTCTATAGGAGATAAACATGAGCATCAACGACGTCATTAATTACGTAGAATATGCAGGGGATAACAGCTCAAGCGTATTTGCTTTTCCGTACGCCTTTTTTGAGGACACCGATCTTGTATTGACCTTGATTAATACAACAACGGGAACGATTGCGGGGATCAGCGCAGGGGATGAACTTGTTCTCACGTTGGGCGTGGATTATACGTTGACGCTTGATGGTGACGCGCCTAATTCTGGTGTCGTAACTATCATTAATTCTAACTACACTAATCTTCCGGTAGGGTTAAGCCTGTACATAGAACGTATTCTCCCTGAGACGCAATTAACTCGACTATCTGATAACGAGAAGACTCCCGCTAAAGTATATGAAAACGTTTTTGATCGTGCGGTAATGCTTATTCAGCAACTTAGTAGAAAAGTTGCGCGCACCCTTCAGCTTCCGACTTCTACAACCGATCCAGTAACCTTTCCAACTCCGGAGGCCGGAAAATACTTGGTAGGCGTGTCGGCAACAGAAGTTGCGTGGCAAGCTATTTCCGAAACAATTCTTAATTACAACGGTAGTTTTCTAAAAGGGCTAGACGCGGGTAAAGCAGCGTCACCCAGTTTGGGAGACGGGTACGTTGCGTACGATACGGCCAAACTCTACTTATGTTTTAGTGCCGGGGTATGGACTGAATATACGATTTACATTAATAATTTAGCGGCTAAAACAACTATTGCCGCAAATGATATTTTTTTACTCGAAGATAGTGCGGCTTTATACGCAAAAAAGAAAGTAACTTTCACAAATCTACTTGCGTCCATCACGGATCTAACAAAAGTTAAAGCTAGTTCAGGAGATGCAACCCCTGGCTACCTTGATGCAAAAGTCGATGGGGTTACAGTAGAAGTTAACGGCTCAAATCAGTTAGCAGTTAAATCCCCGTACATTGGACAGCTAAAGTATAGAACTGCGAAGTCATTACCGGCTCCTGCTACCAGTTTAGCGGGATCCGCGTGCATTATGCAGGATGGAAGTGTTCGCGTATGGGGGGCGAGTGCTAATCTGGGTATTGGTACATCGGCAAACGATCTCCATATCCCGGGAAATCCGGCACTTCCCGCTACAGTTACGTACCCTATTCAGAAAGTATATGTAACGTACAATAATATTTTCATTATCGACGCGAATGGATGGGTGTTCGGTGCAGGAACAAATGCAGAAGGGGAATTGGGAGATGGAACAACAACTGCGTCACTTATTTTTAAACGTATTGGTACTCTTTCGGGTGTCACTAAACTGGTAATACCTCGTTGTGAAACGGCTACCATTTCTATTTTTGCGCTCAAGGCTAACAATGAACTCTGGGCGTGGGGGCTAAATACATCCGGTCAACTTGGTGTGGGCACTATTGTAAACGTACTCACGCCAACGCAAGTCACAGGATCGTGGCTTGATGTTGCATGTGCAGGACCCGATCCAGGGTTTTCTATCGGTATTAAAACAGACAACAAAGCGTATTCCACTGGAATTAATGGCGCAGGACAACTGGGGCACAACGATTTAGTATCTCGTAGCAGTTTTACTGCAATATCTGCTTTATCCGCGCTTAATATCTCTAAAGTTTACTGTATGGGTGCAGGAACTTTAACTGGGACCTCTTTCTTTATCACAGACGGTGGCGCAGTTTATGCATCGGGAGATAACGCCAATGGTCAACTTTGCGATGGTAGCACTACTGACTCGCTTATCCCGGTAGTCATATCCTCTGTTACGGGGGTGTCGTCGCTTGTTGTTAAGGGGGATTACGCAGGTAGTGTGATCGCCATTAAAAATGACGGAACTGTTCGCACATGGGGGTATAACGGGTACGGAGAATGTGGAGATGGAACAACTACAGCTCGAACGTCTGCGTATAATCCGGGGTTATCGGGGATAACTAAAGGTGTGTTTGGTGGCGGAGCTTCATACCACACGGCATATCTTTTAAAAAGTGATGGAACGATCTATTCCTGTGGGTATGGTGTTAATGCGCAATTAGGGAATGGGGGGATTGTTAGCACAACTTCTTTCGCTGCCGTTCTTGGGGTTCCTGCAGGAATCGTTTCCGACATATCTGTTTCGGGGTACTCAAATACCTGTAATTTAATGGTTCTAACAAACACAGGGCAAGTCTTTATGTGTGGGTATAATACAAATGGACAACTTGGTATAGGTACTGCGGCCACATACCAAGCAGCTTTACAACCGGCTATTCTTTAAGGAGCCATATGAAAAAAATAATTTCCATCTTAGTTTCGTTTTTGATCGCGACAAATGCGTTTGCTGCTGTAAAACCTTACAGTGGTAAAGTGACAGTAACAACTGCAGGAACTGCGGTTGCGTTAGCTGCTACTTCCACGCCCTTTTATGATGCTATTATTTGCGCGAATAGTGGGAACACAGGCATCATCACTATCGGCGGATCTGCCGTAGTGGGTGCAGTAGCCACTCGGCAGGGAGCAAGTCTTGCTGCAGGAGCATGCTTAACACTTAGTCCGACACAAGAGTACGTTAGCGGAGATTTGGCAAACTATTATGCCGATGCTGCAACCAACGGCGACAAAGTTCACTACTTTTATCGAGCGCAATCTTAATCTCAAGGAGACAACAATGGAAAAGTTAATCGAACAGTTTCAAAAAGCATATCAGCGTTTAATGGAGTTGGTTAACGAAAACAACACCCTCCAACAAACGCTACAGAACAAGCTAACCAATTGCGAAAAATTGCGTGAGAAAGTGGAAGCAGATAATATCGACCTTGGTAAACGTGAACACTCGCTCGGTATTCGAGAAGCCGCGGTAGCTAAAGTCGAAAATATTCTTGCCAGAGAAAAACAAGTAGAAGCACGTACAAAAGAATTAGACGCAAAAGAAAGTGCTTTTAACGACGCCAAGAGTAAAGCGGAAGCTAAAATTCGAGATGAAGCTGCTAAGAATCACCAAGCGTATGAAGCAAATACGATAGAGGCAAAGCGCTTGAAGGATAAGGCTGCTACTCTTGAATCTGACATTAAGCAAAAAATCAGTAAACAGCTCGGGCTTAAAATCGAAGATGTCATAAAGGCATAACATGGGCTTACAATTTCGTGACACGCAGTTTGTTCTGCACCGAAAAGGTAGGGAAGATACCATCCTTGAGGCGGCCAATCAGGATTTGACCGACTCGACCTATCAGTATTTTGGGTATATGAATACTGAAGGTTTTTGGGTAGTACAAAGGTTTCACATAGTGGGATCTGCGATAGTGTATGAATACGCAGCAGGGCAAAGTGCCACTGTGTACGCAGCCCTGTGGAATGGTAGCGGAATTTATGTGGGTGCGTTAACTTTTTACCCGATTAACACCTTTTTATCACACCTACAATGAAGAAATTACTGTGCTTTGCTTTAGCGCTGTTGGTAACAACTCCAGTTTTTGCAGTCAAGGAGTACGCAAAAAGATACCCTACCGATACTGCACTAGAAGTATATACCCCAAATAATCCTCCACCGCCTAGTGGTGGAACCCCGGGGGGATCCTCGGGCGAACTTCAATACAACAACTCTGGAAATTTCGGCGGTGTTACGAATTCAATTGTGTCGGGCAGTGACATAACAATTATGGGGACTATTGTCGCAGATGAAGCCGATGTAACTAAATCCCCCGTAGCCCCCGGGAGTTCGTCGATTAATTTTAACGCTGACCCTGGCGGGTTATTTGCTAACGGAACTGTCTACAACTATTACATCTACTCGTACTACTACGATGGGTCGAATTATGCCTATGACAGCATCGGAAGTTATGTCAGTTCAAGCGATCCAAACGACAGCAATCTATACAACATTGATCTTTCATGGTCTTCGGGGACGGATGCCAATGGCTACATAATTTATGACTCTAATACAGGGTACTATTTAGATGTCGGTGATGTTACTTCAGCGCAGATAAACGGATCTACCGGTTGGAATACAGGTGGTTTACCAACTCTATCACCAAGCTCTATCATAATACCTGGTAAACCAATCTGGATTAACAATACAGAAGATTGGGGCACTACAGATTTCAATGCTCTTACGATGGGTCTGTCTGGATCAAATCATTTAAGACTTCGTTGGAAATATAATGGTGGGTTCGGAAGCGGAGCGCTACGATTTGAGAGTGACGACTCTACAATACGAACGATTAATGCCAACGTATATGCGGAAATGATCACTGCGACAAATTCGATTTCTGGATATGTTTATCCATCAACAATGGCGCAAAATTATATTGGGTATGGTTCGTCAGGTGGCTATATCACCGGAGCATCAAATTTTACCTGGAATCCGTCGTCAACAAGGCTATTGGTATCTAATTCAGGGATTACTGCGCAGAGTCAACTGCACTTAAACTACAGCACGGCTACAGCGACTTATATGCAGGTCACTAATTCATCCACTGGAACAGCAAGTTCGGATGGTTTTCAAGTCGGAATATCTACCACAGGGATAGGTGAAATACGTCAAAAAGAAAATCTCGGGGTAAATTTCTATACAAACAACATTTTGCGTGGTGGTTGGGATTCATCTGGAAACTTGAATATTGCGGGACTTACTGCTAGTCGTGCCGTAGCAACGGATTCTTCAAAAAATTTAGTTTCGTCTGCAACGACGGATACTGAACTCGGATACTTGTCTGGTGTTACTTCTGCAATTCAAACACAGATCACAAATAAGTCAAAGCGTTGGATTGTTCTTCCAGTGGAAGCAGCAAAATTACCGACATCAAATCCTGCACGAATCGACGCATCAGAGCAAAATTGGCGTTTGCTGTTTGATGCATCTACAAGCCAATCGGCTCAATGGCAATTTGTAGTGCCTCAGGATTATGGTTCGGCACTTACTGCGCGTTTACTTTTTACCATGAATTCCACGCAGGTAGGAACACTTGCAGTAATTTGGCGAACATACGTCATGAAAGACACGGAAGGCGATGCCGAGGATGTAAATTCAAGCGGTTACGCAAGCGCAAATTCTGGGACAGAAACACTGGCTAATAATCAAACTGCGGGATATGTTCGCTCTCTGACAATTACACAAACCAATGCAGATTCTGTTGCAGCAGGCGACTTTGTGCAGTTTAAGATTGATCGTGATGCGTCAAATATCTCTGATACAGGAACAGGTGACGCCGAGCTTGTTGGTATTCTTTTGGAGTACACATCGTCATGATAAAAAAACTGCTAAAAACACTACAAATTAGCACATTATTTCTATTCGCTTCGGTAAGTATTTGTTTATCTGCAATTACATACCCCGGGACATCAGCCACTGGGGCGAATTGCGGAATAAGTACAACACTTAACGCAAACAGTTTTACTATTTATGCTTTGGTTAACAGAACCGGTGCGGGAGTGACGGCATCAACAGGATCAGGTGGGTTAACAGCAATTGAGCCAATACTTGCAAGAGCGGTTGGGGAGGCCGATGGAAGTAACGTTGATGGAAATTGGTTTCTTGGCTATATCCCTGCGTCAAATAAGTTCGGAGCTGATTTCGAGGATTTGAACACAGGGCTTAATCATCCGATCACATGCACAACTGCTCAATCAGGCACAGGTGTCTACAGTGTTTTCGTAACTTATGATGGCGGGGCTTCTGACCCTGGCAATTGGGCGTGTTACGTTAATGGCGTTGCTGACGGAACTGCTACGGTAACAAGTGCGACGTTAAACGTAAGAAAGCCGAGGGATGATTCTATTCAGCAGGTAGGTATTGGTGTCGCGATAAATTCAACAGGCACTAGAACGGGGGGATGGAAAGGTGACATCATTGAAGCAGCCTTTTGGAAGAATAAAGTTCTAACTGCCGCTGAAATAGATTTGATATATAAAACTAAGATAAAGGGATTTGTTCGACAAATTCAGCCCGGTTCTTTAACCGGATATTGGCAACTTGCTGAAACAAGTAACGGCTCGAGCGTTTCTGCATCTTCGGGCGCAATAAAAGATCTAAGCGGTTCGTCAAATAATTGCACAGAATTTGGATCAGCGACAGGCAAAGCAGACGACTATTTAACTTACCAGAGGTAACAATGAAACACGCAAAAATTTTTCTATGGATATGTTTAATCGCTCTTTTCGCGCGAAGCTCTTTTGCAGATGATCTGCCGTCAATTGAGTCAAATGAACCTATTGTAGTTCCCGCGACACAGGAAAAAACCTACTCAAAATACTGGATGAAAAGCCTATCAGTTTATGCGCCGTCACCGACCGAAAAGACTAGCTTAACCGCTGTTTTTATCCCTTTCGATGGTCAGGGTTCTGTTTTAGCAGAAGGACATGAAACCATTCTCTCGCAAGATGATCTATTTGCAGTCGCAGGGCAGGATCCATCGGTTGCACAGGCGATGGGGGCTGTCTTAATTGCAATGAAAAATTTATGTATTGCGCAGGAAAAATGTTCTAATACTTAACAATAAAATAGGAGAAAAAAATGGTTTGGAAACAAGGTGACCCCGATAGACGACAACCCGAAACAGAAACCTCTATTACTGAAAAAGGTTTTGTTATTCGTTTTGAGCTGTTGGGTTTAATTTTTGCTATAGTTGTTCAAACCATAGCTGCGGTAGCGTGGGGATCCGCGCTCACAACCAAAGTGGATTTTACACAAAAGGCGATAGCAGATCTATATATCGCGATAAAGGATAGCGGAACGAATCGGTACACATCAAAAGATGCGGATAGAGATTTTTCTGCGGTAGAAAAACGTTTGGATAACCACGAGCAAAGAATTTTGATCATAGAACAACACAAAGGAGCCTAACATGGGTATTAAAGAATTTATCGATAGTGTGCAGGGAGTGGTAAAGAACTGGGATGAAATTACCGTAGCGGTTCTAGTTGTACTCGCCGCAATTGGTGGCGTACTCAAGGCCGTTGAATCGCTCGTACAGCTTATTGCCCCGTTTACCCCCTGGAAATGGGACGATAATCTTGCCACCAAGCTAGGTAAATGGGCTGCTTTGAAAATTTTTAACAAGAAAAACTAATATGCCCGATTGGTTAACCCTCGCGTTAAAAGCTATTGTCGGATTTTTTGATCTTGTTAACCCATGGTCTAAAAGGTGGGCAAATAAACTAGATAAAAAAGACGCCAAAAAAGAAGCTGCGCAAGCCAAAATGGATGAAGCCGTAACAAAAGGAGATTGGGATGCGTACGATACTGCTCGTGCTGACAAGCACAGTTCTGATTAGTTGCTCTTGGCTGCCAACGAAAACAATAGTTCTTGGTGGAGCTAAAGACATCATCGATGTTGAACGCGGAGCTAAAGTTTGCGGTATTAAACTACCTACAGACGAAGTTAATAAAACCTATTGTATCGTAGCCCAAGAGCCTTCGCGGTTAATAACCATGAAAGCATATAGCATTTTGGAGAAACAGTAATGTTTTCCCCCAAGGTAATGCGTCAGTTTTGGCTTATCTGCTGTTTGATTTGCTACGTAGCCATGCAATATTTTTGGCTGTCCATCGGACACATTAGTTTCTTTTGGACATTTGTCGGAATCGTTGTTTGCGTGTTGATTGGTGAGGTAGTCAATGTTAAAAAACTCTACGGAAAAACTCTATCAACACAAACAACTGACGCAATCCAAAGGGCCGAGACGCGTATTCGGACATACCTTGCCGCAATTTTCATGTGTCTCGCGATCTTTTTTCTTTTCTTACATTTAGTTTGGCACTAAAGGTCTCCAAACCGATATAGTCATCACAGTCATCGGGTGCACGTGATAATATTTATCGGCGTGCACTTCTATGACCTGGCTATCATCGTGCCACGCGTGCCCTTTCAAACCATCAAATATTCCTTTCATCAAGTTATCTACGTCTGGTTTTTTAACATGAGGAGTTTCACGAGCAAGTGCGGACGCTCTTTTTTTCTGAGAGTAAGAATCCGGGATTGGCAAAAGAAAAGTAAGTTCAACCCGGAGCGGAATTTCTTTCCCAAACGGAAAAGGACTCGAGCCAAGATCTGCTGCAAATCTGTCTTTTGCCTTAAAGAAAGCAGTCTGGATAACTTTGCGGAACTCGACATCTGATTTCGCAGAGTAAGCGCGACCATATCCACCAATGGTTGTGAACCTTGGTCTATGTTGGGGGATTGGAACGCCGGGGATTGTAAACGTATACTTCATCTGCGGAGTATACATTATTTTTTGTACCTTTTCGAAACCCAAGTTTCGGCTTTGATCGGAAGTCCTTCCGCCCAATTGGGGAGGGATTCCATTTCAATAGTTAAAAAATGTTCGTTTACATCCCGGTGTTCTTCCGCGCACTCGATAACTACTTCATCATGCGCGTGCAAAACAATGTCGTGTTCATGTCGATTTAAATTTAGCATCGCTTCGGCTAGTAAATCTCTTGCCACCGCTTGTACGGCGTTTTCCACGAGCTTCCCCCCATAAGTGGACTCTTTTGCCCACTTCTTCGTTGTTGAATCAACCGACCAAAAGCAGAGGGCATCTTTAGTGTATTCCACGCCGTCTTTATTCATCCGAGTAACACTTTCAATAGACGGCCACCAATAGTGTAAATGCCGTCCCGATGGAAGTCTTAACCCAAGAATATTCTGTACTTGGTCATAAATCCAGGTTAAACGCCCTACTTTATAGCCCTTGCCGGGGTTTTTAAAGGCTTTCCTAGCGTTATCCTCCATAGCATACCAAAACCGCACAACCGAGTCGTATTTGCTTCGGTAGGTTATAATAACCCCCTCGGCTAACTGCTTGCTCAAGTCAATCCCATTTAGCGCGCAGGTATCGAAAAACTTTTCTGCGCCCATTTGGTATCCTAGCCCCAAGATAGCTGTTTTCCCGACCTGCCTTTGGAGTTTCGTTACTGCGTCGTTAGAGACTTTGTAAATATCTGACGCCATATCTTTGTAAAGATCGGTTCCGTCACGAAATTTTTGAAGCCCACGTTCTTCTCCCGCAAGCCAAAATAAAACGCGCGTTTCGATGGCATTATAATCCGCGGCAATTAGCGTGTGCCCCGGCTTTGCAGTCAGCATCCCACGCACGCATGAACTTACCGCACCCATCACATCGGGATAACACGCTTTGAAAAGCTCAAGGTCACCCGCATTAATTAGGTCGAAACAAGTATCAAGATCATTTATCGTCCCACGGGGAAGATTTTGCAACTGGACAAGTTTCCCTGTCCATCTGCCGGTGCTTGCCCCGTGGTACATAAAACAATCTCTTATGCGGTCGTCCGAGTCCGCGACGTTTTGCATCGCTTCGAGTTTTTTGACCGAATTTTTTGCGAGTTGTGCGCGGATAGAGAGAACCATTTTCGCGTCGGGGTCGAGAGAATCCCCCCGGGCGAGAGCTTTGGAAACACTATCTTTTGTGAGGTCTTTGACCTTAACGCCTTTTTTCCCGAGCCATTCGATTGTTTTGGCGACTTGATTGGTACTTGTGATTTCACCTTTTGTAATACTCGCAACATCGCTTTTAAGTCCGTTGGCGAACTCTCCGACAAGACCCATAGCGGACTCGACACATTTCCGGTCGAAATAGATACCCCGCAGATTGATTTTTTGGTCAAGTTGCCACACTTTAAGCTCTTGAGGAGAGAGGCTACCGAGCCTTTGGGAAAGCTCACGTTCAACTTCCACGTCCCTTTTGCAGTAGTCACATAAATCTTTGAATTCGTTTCCATCGAGTACCTTCCTTTTTATTCCGTTCGTTTTTAAAATTAACTTTTGTCCGCGTGGGTCTTTCTGATTCTTCAGTTTCAAAACTTGCGCGACGTATTCCAATTTACGCGGTAAACCTTTTGACGCGGCAAGCGCGGCAGAGCAACGCCATTTGTCTTCGGGGATTTCAGGCCATCCATAACGCGCAACCATAATGTTTGTCCAAATCGCGCGTTCAAAAAATGCGTTGTGAGCTTCGACTTTTAACGCGCGGCGAAGAATAACTTCAAAAGCTGTCATTTCGGGTATTCTCTTATGTGGTGTAATATGAACTTCATCCCCTTCTTCCGCATAAGCCATGCACAACACATCAGTCGATGGATGGCGAGAGTACATCCACGCGCCGACTTTTTTAAGGTCAACGGTGGATGTGGTTTCGAAATCGATGTAGAGGGTGCTCATACTTTTTTCTCCGGTGGACGATTTGTTATTTTGAAACACCAAACGCAAAGCAAGACCTCAAATTTTTCGGGGCGCACATAGTTAACCGATCCGGGAGTTAACTTAATTTTCATGGGGATAGTCGCAACATGGAGTTCCCACGCGTGTTTTCGGCATTTCATACGCTCCACTCCCATAAATCATTCTTCTCAACGAGCCATTCGGGGACGGTGATTTCGTTTACGCTTTCGTCAATGTCGCATTGAGACTTTGGAAGCCATTTCTCCGCCGTTCCTTTTTTCGTTTTAAAAACGCAAAGCCACGCTTTATCAGTGCGCGCTTTTACTTCGATGAATTTTAGGGTGTGCGCGAACGCTTCGTCATTCGGTTCGTAGTGATCGTATCCCATGTCTTCAGCCCAACTCATTTGAAATACGTCCCACGCTTATCAAGTTCTGCGTGAAAGTTCTCACCAAACTTAGGATGCGTGAACCGAAGTGTAACTTCCATACCGGCGCGAATGTTGCCCCCGTGGGCTTCACAAACTGTGTACTCGCGCTTCTCCCCGCGTCCAAAATCAATAGTGATTATAGTTTTATCGAAAGGATTTTTCTCAGTCATAAATATCTCACTTTTAATAGGGAGCTGTGGGGAGATTTAACTCCCCGGCCATAAGGTGTGATAACCCCGCGGTCGCGTCCCGCGCTCGCACAGCTCTGTTTTATTTTAGAACAATTTAGAAACGTCACCTGCAGGAGCTTCCGTGCCCTTGTAAGAGTCATCGAAAGCGTCTTCTGCTTTACCACGTCCGCTAAACGGTTCGCCGTCACGAATTTTCTGAACATGGTTCAGACCAAACGAGACGCCTTTGTTTCCTGCTCGGTTGTAGCCGAAGCAAGTGACCACCGCGCGCATATAGCACCCGCTATACACTTGAGATTGATCAAGAATCGGTTGTTTATTCGCGTCCACAACGCCCGGTGCAGGAAATTTATCCGCATTGGAACTCGCGGTCACAAAGATCATGTCTTTATACCCCTCAAGCTCTGGTTTTGTATTCCCGTCACGGAACGGACTCTTGAAATCTGCGGGGATTTTATCTGCTCCGCCGAAGAACTCAATCGCCGTTTTTTGTGCTAATGCTTTCAATCCTGACAAGTCTGCAGTCTTCGGGAAAAGCATCACAACACTATGTTTTGGTGCACCCCCATCAATACCCGCCTGTGGTTTAAAAACATGAACAAACGCTGCGCGAAATTCTGGTGTTACTACTGATTCTCTTTTTGCCATTTTAGTATCCTCTGTTTAATTTGTTAAATTCGAATCCGTTCAATCAGTTTTTATCCGTTTCACCCCCTATTTTTAATACAAAAGCCGAAACCTCTTTAATCGTAGTAAAGACGTAAGCGTTTCGTGCCCCGTTGCTTCCATTCAGATACACCACCCAACCATTCTGACACTGATAAATCTCAAAAGTTTTCATGTCCATCCTTATAGATCGGGAAACGCGTTCTGCGCCCCCGCGGTTGAGTCGATCGAAGGTCGTGAGTCATCTTCCGGTACGAGATTAAGCGCACCCTCGGGTTGCACGACCAATGGTTCGACAATTTCTTTTCGCTGTTTTGGCTTGCCCAATTTTGTGAGCTTTTCGATGACAGCGGGGGATTTCAACTTCGGCTCCTCCATAATGTCGGCTTCTGAAAGCCCACTACGTAAAAGCGCGTTGTACGTCAGTCCCTCGTCTTTCCATTTACGATGTGTACGACCGCGTACCAATTTAAACCCCGGTATCATTTCTCCGCGACGCGCTTTTTCGAGGGCAAAAGATTTTACGCTCGAAATCCAATCGTCAAGAACAGGAATAAAGTGCAACAGCTTAACGAGTTTTGCTTCGTCAATCGTTGCCGGTGTTGGAAGCGTTGGGATTGCATCATCAAAAGCAACCATAGCCGTTTCTTCGATTTTCTTTTTCAGAGCAGGACACCCTGGTTGTGCGGGGCAGAATTTGCACCACTCGCCTGCACTTAATTTGGCGTTCGTGTCGTCAGTAGCATGAGCTTTCTTTGCTAATACTTCCGCAAACGCTTCGAGTTGGGTCACGTCAAATTTCTGACGACGCACAACCCCGTCTTCGTGATACGCCCGTGGTTGAACAATTACGATTTCAATGGTTTGGAATACATAGCCTTTCGCCTTGTATTTGCTTAATGCACCGAGTCCGTAAATCATAAGCTGTTCATTGTCAACGACTTCAACGACAACGCCCTTTCCGTATTTAAAATCGTACACAATCAACACGCCCACCTCTGTAATTAACGCGGCGTCGTTCGTCCCCCACAGGTTTGGGTGGAGTTGAGGGAGAGCAAATTGCTGTTCAACGACAATCTCACCGCCCAACATTTCTTGGTCTTCGCGAACTGTCTCAACGTAGAGGCGAACATGACCGAGCATTTCCTCGTCGTCACATACGAAAGGATTACCCAACAAAATCTGCTCCGCTAAATCGTGCGCTTTCGTTCCTTCTTCCGCATACTCTGATTGCGGTGGGGTTGGGTACTTTTTGATTTCCTGTACTGAACCGGGGCAGTTAAACCACCGCTTTGCGCTTGACGCGCCGATAATTGAATGAAGTTTATCCATTGGATGCCCCCGTTAAAAGGTTGATTACCACTCTATAGTCCTCTTTTTTGATCGAAGCTACCATTCCATCTCCGAATCGTTTAAGGATAGCGCGTCCGGAGTCCGTCCCATGTTTCTTGACGTGATCCGCCACCGCTTTCCGAACATCGGTTTCAGTAAGTTTGGTTTCTTCTGCGCCAGTTGCCGGCTCCGTTGTCTTTGTCGCAGGAAACAGATCAAACACGTCAGTTACTATCTTTTCGGTTTTAATCTCACATTGAATGCGCGGGATATCTCCTTCCGTTGTACTCGCGGGTGCAGTACTCACATACAGTTGTTGTTTTTCAAGCGCATCTGCAATCCTTTCAAACGCTTTCGCTATTCTCACTAAACAACTTAATTCTGTGTCTATCATTTTATCCTCCGTTAATCAGTTTGTTGATGACAAGAGTTTTGTCCACCAACTGTTTTACCATCTGTTCCTCAAGTGAACCTGCCGCGACGAGGAACTGCGCCGTGACATTTTTGGTTTGCCCAATTCTGTGTGTACGATCAATACATTGGTTGACTTCCCCCGGAACCCAACTTAATTCCGCAAAAATTACATGGTCAGAAGCGGTTAACGTAATTCCTGTACCGGCCGCTTGTATTTGTCCTACAAAAATTCGGCAGTTAGGATCTTGCTGAAACGTCTGTACCGAACTTTCCCGAACCTGCATGGGCGTTGAACCGTCAATCTTGACTCGCCCAAAATTTTTAAGTCCATACATCAGCCCCTCGATAATATCCCTATGGTGCGCGAAGATAACTACCTTCTGCTTTGACTCAAGCGTGTCGCGCACGTACTCTAAAATAGACGGCATTTTTGCTCGTGCTAAATCGTGCCGTATAACTGACATTTCCTCCATTGGGGGCATTTGTCCGAGGGCACGGTACTTTTTATCAAGTTCAAATTCTTTCTTAACTAAAGGTTTCGCATCATCGGTTAAATCGAGCGAAATCAATTGCAAAAATCTTTCGGGTAATTGCGGGAGCACATCTTTCTTTTCTCTCCTAAGCATGAATCCGGACTTTTCGAGACGTTCCGCTAAATCTTCAACATTAGTGGCGCCCCTGTCCCAATATTCGTTCCATCGTCCTATGTGCCCCCCACAAAATCGATCACCGAACTTTCTGTATGTGTCATATGGATAGATCGCCTCCGGTACGCACGCTTTCATCATTGGGTAAAGCTCTACTGGGCGATTAATAACAGGCGTACCTGTCAGAAAAAATTTATAGTTGCATCGACTTATGAGAGCGTCTTTCATCAAAACTGCTTTTGTTCGTAGCGACGTTCTATCTTTCATGTAATGGGCTTCGTCAAAGATACCGACATCGTATTTGTAGAACATGGTTCCCCTTAATACAGCGTTCGGGCACCCGGGTTCGAATCCTCGGGATATGAGGTCGTAAGAAACGATAAGTACCTCCGTGTATCTTCCAATATGATCGGTTCCTTTCTCTACAATCTGTATATTTCTCCCTGGCCACCAAATATTGAACTCACGTTGCCAATTTTTTCTAAGACCTGCAGGACAAATAACGACGACGCGTAAAGCATTTAACTTTTTACACGCAAGAATCGCCTGACACGTTTTTCCAAGCCCTGGCACGTCCGCGAGTAAGGTGGACTTGCGAGAGGTTAAAAACTCCACGCCTTCCTGTTGATATGGAAATGGATTCATGCAAAAAACCTAAACATGCCACTTTTCGTATAAAGTTTCGACATTGCTTTCATCCATTCTGGGTCTAGTTCCATCAATCTTTCCTCTAAAATAGCATCAAAAACGGAATGAAATTTCTCGTCATCCCCGATGCAATCCGCGAGTCTTTTTAGTTGTTCTTCTGTAGGTTTCATTCTTTTTCTCTCAGTAGTTGTGCAAATTCCGGATTATTCATTGCGACTTTTAACTCGCGCCGAATAACTTTGGCGATTTCGTTATACTGCATACGCTTTTCTAACATGTGTATAGAGCCAATTATGATAGAAAGAATAAAAAGCACGAATAAACAGTATGTATCAATAGGTTTCATTTGTTCTCCAATGCTTCCGCAATTCTTATCAGGATCATATTTATAAAACAAAGAAGCATTCCTATTAAACAAAGTATCATTGGTATAAGCATGTTATTCATTCCTCACCTCTAAATTCTTTGATAGCCTGTTCAATTTCAGCCAAGTCATCCTCAAGCCCATGCTTTTCTTGGAAGTATTTATCTGCGTAAGAAGCCCAATCCTGAATGTAGGTTTTTGCTTTCTCCAACGCCTCAACGAGTTTCTCAGTCTTCTTGTTTGCGGTGGATAGCCTTTGTTTTAGTTCTTCATTGGCAGAATCAACCCCTTTCCAAAATCCATCGTTGGAAGCAAATTTTAATTCAAGTTCCACGATCTTCGCATTGGCGGTGGATAGCTCGGCTTTAAGATTTCCAATATCAAAGAATTTTAAATCAGCAACTTGCTTCTCAAGCTCTTTGATCTTCTCTAGGTTTGCGTTGCGTTCAGCGGATAACTCGTTAAACAACTCGATAAAAGAAAGACACAGATGATCTAAATTCTCATTAAATAGCTTCTGTTTTTCGGCAGTATCAAATTGCATTTGCGTTATTCCTTCCCAACGCATTACCTTCATAACCAGCTCCTTCGCTATTTCTTCTGGGGTCTTGATGCTATCTGGAGCTGTCGAATCATCATCGACAGGAGAATCGTTTAGAATCTTAATTACATTTTTTAGGTGGTCTGCATTGAGCTTATCGTTTTTCATTTCCCACTTTCCTAATTTATCTCTTGTTCCGGTTCTATTCCATTGTCGAGTTCATACCCTGGACGTATATATCCACGTCGAGTTTTCCCCACAACGGAATCATAAAAAACATCGCTTCTCCATTTAAGCGCGCGCATAACCATCCCTATTCTTCGCTGCTCTTTGGCTTGGTAGTGGCGCAACTCACCTTTAATCGCCCGTACAAAAATATCTACTCCAGTTGTAGCAAAAACTTTTTTATCATTTTCATTTTTCTCAAGCCAGTTTTCGATCCGTTCTTGCCAATCATCAACGATCATTCTCTTTATTTGTTCGAGTTGCGCTTCTTCTTCGACTTCGGCTTTGTCGAGATAGAGAGACTCACCTGCACGCCATCGGGCAAGAGCCTCCGCAAACAACTGATCGCGAACATTGGCGACTCCCTCAACATTTATCTGTCGAGTGTATACTGGCCAGGAGCGACGATTTCCCGTTGAGTCTTTGAGATATTCTCCTTCAGGATTGATAGTTCCAATAAAGATTGACTGTCGTGGCACGGTTGTAGCAATTCGTGCATAACTCGCTCTACCAACGTCTTCGCCTTTAGATAAAAACGACTTAACGGCGTCAGCTTCCTGTTTACGATTATGCACCATTTCAGAAACCTCAATAATCCATTTACCACGCATAACTGAAAGCGTATCTTTATTATGCGGGTCAATAACAATATCTGCATACCAATCCCCTCCGAGTGTCTTAATCAGTCTTGATTTTCCTATACCTTGTTCACCTTCCAGAATAAGCATCGTGTCGAATTTAACCCCCGGTTGAAAAACTCTCGCACATGCGGCCATAAGGGTTTTAGCTCCGACTGCTCGAGCATAGGCAGAATCCTTAACTCCACAATATTTTGTAAGCCAAGTGTCTAGCCGAGGACGTCCGTCCCATGCAATCGCGTTTAGGTACCCGCGAACGGGGTGAGAAAGTTGTAAGTGCGCTGCGTTGACGACTGCATCGTAGATAGTTGACAGATTGAAATCCACTGGGTACGTTCTATGCCCCGCGCACCAACCTCTAAAAAGTACAGTATCGTTGTCCGTCCAATCCCATCCGCAAGGAGGGGGGTTACCTTTTCTTCCTGCCCACGGGAGAGGTTTAACAATAGAAACTTGCTGCGTAAACTCGTTAAACGCAAGTGCGTTAAACATAGGACTTTTTGGGTGCGTAAGCAGTAAAATTGCATTTTGTATGCCGGGGATTATTTCTCCGTTTTTCTTCCTCTGGAAAGAAGGCGCTCCGGCCGGGTCAACAATGGCATCGAAAGATGCCGAGGGCGAGTCAATACCCTGGGGTTGATTACCGTACCGGAACGCGTTATCCACTTTCACAATCAAGTCCCCCGGATTCCACGGGGGTGTGCAACGTGGATTGTAGTGATCAAGCATGATTTCAGCCGTTTTTTGCTGCGTAAGCCCCATGTCTTTCCCTGTCATAGCAACAAGCAGGGTGGTCTTATCCCCGTTTTGCCCTTCAATGGCGATTTGCGCCTTATTTTTGCAAAAGTCGGTAAATCGGTCGATTGTTTGCTGAGACTCGTCTATAACGGCCTCTTTTGGGGCTTCTACTAGGGCTTTAGGCACGTTCTTGGCTAAAATTCGCTGTAGAATTGCGTCTGGAAGCTGAATTACCTGCTTTGGAGAATTAGCTTTAGGTTCGTAGGGTTTACCAGATGTGTGGATACACCAAGCCCCTACAACCTGGTTTCCTGCGGTTTTAAACTCCATGCCTTTAAATACGGGAAGCCCCGGTACTATTTCCGCATCTTCTGGGATTTTGAAATAAATATGTGCGCCACCGCCACCGGTTTGGACAAAAAACGTTCTTCGGTGTATCTCTGGGTCAAGCCCTAATTCTTTTAATAGTTTAGTCCACGGGGGCGCACCTTTTTCATAGTTGCGTGGGTCAAGGTCAATGACAAGATCCCCTTTCTGCAAAACTACGCCGTAGTTACCTGGAAAATGGCTCGGGTCAAAAACTTCGTACTTAGTTTTTTGCCATTCTTTTTTCGTGGGAATTTTTCCGTTGAGCGGAGTAAGGATATACCCTGCCTCAACGTAGGCTTTGATAGCTTCTGCCTTGTCTTTTGGAATCACGTTTTATTTCTCCGTCCGTTATTTTATTGGGGTTTTACAGGCTGAACCATCCCAAAAAAGGATTTTAATTCTTCGACATTGAAAAACCAACGCGAACCTGCACGTAAAGTTGCAGGGACTTTTCCTTTACGCGCCAAAATAACTAAATAGCGCGGTGAATATCCGACCGCTGCAGCAGCCCTACTCGCGGGAATATTTCGTTCAATCATTTCCATATTTTCTCCGTCCGTTTAATAGTTCTAGATATGGTGAAGTATTGAGGATTATATTGATATTTTTATGCCTGTCTATGCTTATTTTATACAAAAAATGAGACACAACCTGTACGAGTGGTAAAGTTATCCCGTCCGTACAGGTTGTGGTTTACTCAGTTACGGACAAAACCCACAAAAGCCAACGGGTAAGCCGTTCCACATTCACGGGCACATTTTCTAAAATGCACGCGCCCGTAAATTCTAAATCGTGATCGACTTTCATTCTCATTTTCGGATTGCTCCTCCGTTTTTTCCACAATTTCCCGCGAGATAATCGCGCCATCTGTTCTCCATGAAATTTGGATTTTGTTGCTTGCAAAAATCTACAAGGTCATCAATTACGTCTTCGCGGTTTACGAGGTCGCTTCCGTTTTCGTCCGTCGCTTGGATTAAAGTTTCACGCAAAGCATCTGCAAGCGCGATGAAATCTTTTTTGGTCATCATTTTATTTTTTCTCCGTTGTTTTGTCCGTCCGTTTAGAAATTAACCGGAGCGGAAATTTTAAAAATTTTTTGCGCTCGAAAAATAACCGGCAAAAGCGCGGGCGGGATTTCTCCCGCTCCGCGTGTGCTGATTATTTCCCGTCATCGAGTACGAACAAAGCAAAACAAGCACCGATGAAAGCGCAAAATACAATGTAAATCTCTATCTTTTCTCTGATTGTCATATTTCTCCCCTAGTTAGAATCTCCGCGACTTTTTCCGCCGTTTCGATTTCGTCGATTGCATGCCGAATTATTTTTTCGATGCCTCGTCCTGTTATCTGCCCCAATTCGTCGCGCTCTGCGCCTCTATACTTGAACTGAAAGCCATTCAAGAACACTGACACCCCTATTTTTTCACCCGCGTCAATGACTGTCGAATCATAGACGCGACCACCTTTGACGACGATCATTTTTCCCCTTTCCCCACGTCAAGCGCGGGTCTAGATGTGCGCTCTAAAACGATTTTAGCGCGATTTTTTAAGCTCAATACCCGCCTTTCGGCGGGTTTCGGAGTTTTGCCCCTCATCAGTTGAGCGCGATTAAATGACGGGATGATCGTCCAATATTGGCAATTTGCAGTTGCAATACGCGCAGAATCCGTCCAGGGCTATATCCGCGTCAACGTGTTCTAGTTCGCCGTCTTCGTGGAACTCTGCGAAACAATGTGAGCATAATGCTTCGTCTGCGGGTACATAGTCGGGAAAACTATCACTTTCTATGTCCCAAGCTCCCGCGCGTTTCTCTGCCCACGTTGACGGGCGCGCTTCGTCTTCGTATGGATAATAGTAGCCTTCATAGCCACGATTTGACCACCAAACGCCATACGCCCAATGTGCTCCGCCTTTGTGCTCATTAAATAAAACGACTTCGCCACAAGCTGAAAGCAAAGCAATTTTATTGTGTTCACCGATTGCCTTTTCCACTAAAAGCCTATAGGCGGGATGCTTAAATAGTTCAATTCCGCACTCGCCAAGCGGGCGCATGGTGTCTGCGATAAAACAAGCGGTGTCTGATTCCTTGTCAGTTGATCGCCAAGCTAAGACGCCATTATGTATCGCGCTCAAGTCTTCCGAGATGCTGAACGGGTGGCAATTTTCCGCACTGATCGCGCCATGCGTTGCAAAACGAAAATGAACAAGCGCGGAAACTCCTGCGCGATTGTAGGGTTTAAAACTGTGGTAGAAGCTGTCAAAATCGAAAAAGCCTTTGTAAGTCATCAGCTTAGAGCCGTCAGAGATAACGAATCCCGCGCCGTCATCGTTAGCCTTGAAGCCGTTTTTTAAATGTTGTTTTGAAAGGGTTGCATTTTTTGGTTTGTAGATTGCTAGGCACATTTTTTTAATCCTCTTTTATTTTGTATATTTTGTTCGAAAGCTCAAATTTTACTAGTAACTTAATCGGGCGAGTGTCATACCCGCGCCGACAATTCACCCGCGAGCGGTAAAAAATACGTGCGCGGGTATAATCATGCGTTTTTAAAAGTGTATGCACTCCTTTATTAATTATGTAAATCATTCTGGTTTCGTTTCGGTTGTGTAATTTGCGAGCCATGCGACCAATTTAGAATAGCGCGCTGTGCGGTCAAAGTCTGCCGTTAGCCATGCGCTAAACTTCTCCCAATGTAACGCGTCTGTTAAGCCTGTTTCAGCAGGCGCGCAAAACAAAATCAATGCTTCGCAAAACTCGAGCGTTCTAAAAAATGTATCCGGTTTGAGTGTTCCCCTAAAAAGCCTAAATTCGATTGTTGCGTCATTCTGTAGGTTAACGGCTTCATATCGGTCGGGGTTCGATAAAATGCCGTCTTCGCGGTTGAATATATCGCGTACCTTCTTCGGTTTTATACGGGCATAATTCGACGCACTTCTTCGCGCTAATGCTTCGATGAAAGCGGTATTTTGTGCGGAATTACAAAATAAAACGACTTTCGCGATTTGCATTTGTGAGAGCGGAGCGCGGGAAACGTGGACATGCAGACCACATGTTTTTGTGTCATGCGATTTTAAGCTAGTCACCTTTTGACGTTCAGCAAAAAACTTTTGCCACAATTTGCGGTGCGCGTCTAGCGTGGCGGGGCATGAAACTATTTCAAAACCTGCGGTCAAACTTCCGTCCTTTTTTAAAATGGTTAGCGGGTTGTAGTTGTACTGCGGGAAAAGATTAACGCATGTTTCAGCGTCATTGACTAGGTTTTGACTCTCGACTTCTAGTTCCACGCCGAGAAAAAGCGTTTTTCTTCGGTCGGTGATTATCTCCTCAAAACTACCATTTGTTCCAATTCCCAAAAATGGCGCGTTGATGCGGCGGCTGTAGCTGTGAATGTGTTCGCTGTGTTCTTCGCTGTGGTTTTCCTCGTAACAACTCGCGCAATATTCGCCATCGTGCCAATTATCGACGTGGAAAGTCTCGTCGCAATCTTGACACACGAAATAGTCATCGCTAAAACATGAGTCACAAATCGTCATGCGTCGCCCTCGTCGGTTGTATGCGCCTCTAGTGTCGTCTGTCGGTACATAATCCTCGCAAGACTCACACAAACAATAGTTTTCTTCGATGCACTCAATGCAAACGCTGTCGCCATTTTGCACTATGTGCCGATCGTCAAGGGCGCGCGATTCAGAACAACAGTCACATGAAAATGTTTCATCCTCGGGTTCTTGCAATCGTTGAAAGTTTGTGGTTGTGACGGGTGTCGCGCTTTCTGTGCTTATTTGGCTCGCAATATTTTGCGCGGTTTCAACACTCGGCGCGGGTATCGCTTCGGGCGTGTCGTTTGGGTTTGGCATAATCTTTTAAACTCCTTTTTGTAATGGCTCGCGCCATTCGGTTTTTGATTTATAGTCATATACTAACATGAGACATATATCGACGCAAGAGGGCATTTCTTGACATATTTTTGAGGGCTAAAACCTCACACCAAGCGGTCGAAAATTGGTGTAAGAAATGGCGTGAGGTCGGGTTATGGTGTGAGATTTATTAAGTTATTTTAACCGATCTATGGTGTAAGATTTGGAGGTGTTGCGCGGTTGGTGTGAGGTTTTTTGTCCTCTACAAATTGCGGTTTTGTGGTGTCTCACGTGAGATATATATAAATTGTTGTTGTTGTTGTTTTATATATATATATAGGGGGGTATTTCTACGCGGTCGAAAATGTTTGGTTTTCTCACGTGAGAAAACATTATCGGACGTATCATAGATTTAAGGGGGCTATATTGTGAAATATCATATTATTAGAGGCTTTTGGTCTTTTTGGGGCTAAATATGCCTGTTTGCTTTGGTTATAGGGCATTGTTATTGAGTGGGGCTTGTGTTGGTATGGGGGAGATTATAGGGAAGCGTGAGCAATAGTCATCAGGTTTTATGTGGTTTTGATAAGCTCCTGCGCGCTTCGGTTTCATCTCTAAAACGCGCGAGGAACTAGCTACGCGCCTGCGCTTGTGGTGTTCTGCGGTCGTGTCGGCTCTGCGGTCGTGTCGGCTCTGCGGTCGTGTCGGCTCTGCGGTTTCATCGGTGCGGAATGTTTGCTATTTCTCACGTGAGGACATGCGCCACGTTCAGATTGAAACGCATTAGGATTTTTTCTGAGATTTTCATTTTTTGAAACCGACGGGGGGCACTAGGGGGAATAGGTCCGCGACCGCCGACCGCCCCCAACCCTCAAAACTTGCATACTCACTAATTTTGAGTTCCCCTGCAAATTTTGAGTTCCCCTGCAAATTTTGAATTTTTATAAAAAAATTGACGAAGTTTAAAAATTCAGGCAGACTTCAGCCAATATGAGTGACACCCCCGACAAAGTTAATGAGGCGCAAAAAAATTTAGGCGCACTCGTTCCTACACCTCCCGCACAAAAATTAACCGCTGCACAAATTCAAGATCTAGAAGCACTAGATAAAATCATCCCCAATTGGAGAAATAAAATTCTCGAGCTTGCTGCTGAAGGCATGGGGGAAAAAGAATTACGTGTCGCACTATGTCGTGATGCGAATGGTGTTTTTTCACCAAACACATGGATTACACTTCGCGAACGCGAGGCAACGATTCAAGATTTTTTTGAGCAAGCAAAAGCAATTTCGGAAGCGTGGTGGGAAAATAAAGCGCGCACAATGTTGACGCATGAAAAGGGAATCACGTTTGAAACGAGCGCATGGATTTTTAACATGAAGAATCGGTTTAACTGGCGCGATACGAAACCCGAAGCGGTGCAATCGCTTGAGCAGACATTTGGGAACATTATGCAAAAAGCGCGTGCGCGCGCCGCAGAGTTGGCGGCTAGAAAAGATTCGGAAGTTATTGAAGTTACGCACAAGAATAAAAAGCCTGCGCTCAAAAAACCCGGAAGCCGAGAGCCGAAGAAATGAAACACGAAGCGAAATTTGAATTCAGTCTCGGCGCGGTGCATTTGGAAGACGTGAAATTGGTACGTATTACCACGGCTCCGATGAATTTTTATGATTGGTTTTCCCTTTGGCTTTTTGGAATATGAGCGACGGAAAAAGTATTAAACTCCAGATGATTGAAGGGGAGTATATTTTTACAATGCTTGTGCACAAAGGGCATTTATATCTCGGTACGAACTTAGGCAGAATTTTTAAATCGACTGACGTACCGGCGGAATATGTGGATTTTGTGGAACTAAAAGAGGAGGATTGATATGACTGACACGATTGTTACGGATCCGGAAGTGTTGCGGACAAAATCACGGCCAACAACGATTGAAGAAGTTGAAGAACTGAAATTGATTGACAGGATGCGTTCTGCAAACTTAACCGCATGGGTTTTGGGATGCGGAGTTACAGCAATTCAAATCGGAGTTCCTGTTCGTTTTTCTTGGATATTTCACAAAAATAAAGAAGTCATGCTACTTAATCCGGAAATTGTGTATGGTATCGGTATTACTGCGTCAGAAGAATCTTGCCTTAGCATCCCGAATAAAAAATTTATCGTTGAGCGGTATCTTGAAATAGAGTACATGAATAATGGAAAACGAAGATACGCAAAAGGGATGCTTGCAAAAATAATTCAACACGAAATCGATCACATGAATGGAATCTTAGTTTCAGATAAAGCGGTCGCGGAGATGTATGCGTAAAACGGATGACGTTGATCCACTCAACCACCAAGACATTCCGCAGGTTGATACAGATAATTTGCTTGAGATGATGGCGAAGTGGCGTAAACAGCCGCGGCTTTTTCTTAAAGAGGCTTTGGGGTTGACGAAGATTTGGAAGATGCAGATTGATTTGCTGAACACATTGCCAACTGCAATGAAGGAACGAAAAGAAATTTATGTGGCCTCGGGACACGCATGCGGAAAAGATTTTATTAGTGCAGCGATCAGCCAATGGTTTTTATTTTCATTCATGCCGTCGATCGTGGTTCTTACCGGCCCCACAGACCGCCAAGTACGAAACATCATGTGGAAAGAAGTCCAAGGGCATTGGGGGCGTAGAAAAATCGACCTCGGCGGTCGTATCTATACTGACCCGCTTATCAAAGTGGATAAAGATTGGTTTTTAACAGGGTTTACTACAAAGGAGTCGGGAGCGACGAAGGAAGGTGGCGGTGGAAAATTTCAAGGTATTCATAGTCCGAATGTATGCGTCATTGTTACTGAAGCACAATCAATCGAAAATGAGATTTACGATCAGATTGACGCAATCACAACCTCCGAAAATGTTTTGGTCATTTTCATCGGAAACCCTACCCGTGCCAAAGGGCGTTTTGCTGAGGGACTTAAAGATAAGAAGAAAAATATTGTCTTTAATTTCTCGTGTTTGGAAAACCCCAATTACATTGAACGAAGAACTGTCATCCCCGGTTTATGTTCGTATGAATGGGTTGAGAAAATGCGAGAGAAGTGGGGCGAGGAAGACCCCCGTTGGATTGGACGCGTCCTTGGACAAGTCCCTAACATTTCGATCAACTCTGTCTTCTCCGAAAAACTCATTAACCAAATGTCGGCGCGCCACGGATTCCTCGCGAGTCACAGTTCGATACGCGGAGTATCCGTAGATCCTGCCGGTGAAGGTGTTGACGAAAATATTTTTATGTCCGGGTCGGGCGGAGAAGTTATAGAAACTTTTGCGCGAATTAATATGACACCCTCTGAACAGGCGATGCAAGCTGTTCGAATGTGCCGAAAAATCAACGGGTCTTTTATTATCGTTGATTGTGACGGTATTGGTATCGGTTGCTATCAAGAGTTAAAAAAATTTCCCGACGACTTTATGCGCGGGATTACGGTTATTAAATTTCACGGTTCTGCACCATCTACATTACTTGAGGGAGGAAAAAAGATTTATGCAAATATCAGAGCACAGGCAGCTTTTACTGCCAGGGATAGGGGACATCGTGGCGCGGCCGCGGTTAATAACAAAGACCTGGAATTGGTCGAAGAACTTGAAGCAGACGAATACTTCGAAAACAATCGAGGCGAAATCCAAATCCTCCCCAAAGAAGAAATCAAAGAAAAAATTGACGGACGTTCCCCCGGGCGGCGTGATGCGTGGGTGATGCTGCAATACGCGTTTGAACAAGATGTTGAGGCTGACCCATATCAAGATACAGAAACCGAACGCCAGATGTATGGATTGACCGATGACGATGGTCGTCCTGATCGTCCGGGCGTACAAAGTTACGGAGTGACAGAATGATCCGAGAAGCGATGCTAAAAGCCGGAATTTTATCCGATGGAAAAGTGTGGGTTAGAGCTATTACTGGGGCAGACGATTTTGAGTATTTGATGGGGCTTATCCCAAAGTATAAATACCATTTAGCAGAGACAGATTCCAGAAATGTAACGCTTAAATACGCAAAGCATATGTGGGTAGCTTTTGCGGATGTTGGGCAGGAGCCGAAACGAATCGGAGTTATTTATTTGCAGTATTTTCCGGAATCGGATCGATGGACCCTGGACGCGTATCGAGACCACCTTAGTGATTCTGAAGACTTTAGAGGAGATTTTTCTTTTCGAATAGGAAAACTTATTGTAGATTGGTTTTGCGCGCATTATCCCGGTTTAGACTTGTGGACAACCCACGATCACAGGAATGTAGCAGCAACTAAAGTTTGCAAGCGTTTAAATTTCAGGGAAACCGAAATTGTGAAAATTGAAATCGGTGAATTTATAGTTCTTCGGAGGGGAGTTTGATAACTAAAACTCGCGCCACATTTCAAGCAGAACGAGCGCAAGATTGCTTTCAAGAGGCGATGCCGTTGCTTCAAGCCCACTGGCAAGAAATCGCGCACTTTAAAGATATTCCTCTCGACCCCCATTTTGAAGCCTACAAAGCATTTGAAGACTTAGGATTAATTCGGTGCTACACTTCCCGAATTGGAAAAGAGTTAGTCGGCTACGCAGTTTATTTTGTGCGGAAAAATATGCACTATCAAAATTCCGTACAGGCGTTACAAGATATACTTTTTATTTTACCGGAACACCGCGGATTTGGTGCGCGGTTTATTCTTTGGTGTGATCAACAACTTAAAGCGGAAGGCGTGCAAGCAGTTTATCATCACGTCAAAGCAGAGCACAATTTTGGTCCGATGTTAGAAAGACTTGGATATGAGTTAGTCGATCTGATATACGCAAAAAGGATGGATATTTAAATGGCAATTTCGGCAGCCATCGTTGGCGGTATCGCGGCAGGAACAGCAGCAGGCGGAGCATCAGCAGTAGGTATTGCATCTGCTGTTGCAATCGGAGCAGGGGCTTCATTTGGTATTGCGAAAGCTACAGGAATCGGAGCGAAGGATAAAAAAGAAGGCGGGGCAAAACAAGTTGACGTACAGAAGCCCAGTTCTTCGGCTGCTCTCGATTCAGCAAAAACCGACACTGCGTCACGTAGGCGAGGAGCAGCATTATCTGGCGCGCAAACGGATGTGACAGGGTTTGGATCTGCGTATATACCAACTGCAAGCGACGTGAGCGTTAAAACGCTCTTAGGACAATAACATGGCCGACATCAAAAGAATCCTCGACGATCAGAAATATCTACACAATAAAAACGCCACTTGGCGCTCGTACTACCAGGAAATATCTTCTTTCTGTTTACCACGAAAAGCCTGGATCGATACTCCGAAGACGACGGGGGAACGGTTGAAGTTTAATTTTCTTTACGACTCAGTCGCGATGCGGTCTCTTAAAATTATGGCCGCAGGATTTCACTCTAACCTAACCAATCCGGCTACCAAGTGGTACGATTTTTCTCCAAGAAATAAGCGGTTGCAGGATAGTCGGGCAGTAATGACTTGGATTCGAGATGCAGTTGATGTGACGTACTCAATCATAAATAACTCCAACTTCGACACCACTATGCAAGAATTCTACATGGATGGTGGATGCTTCGGGACAGGAGCTTTGTTGACAGAAGAAGATGAAAAGCGAGTTATTGTTTTTAAGAACATACCCATTGAGCAAATAGATCTTGTTGAAGATTCTAACGGAAACGTTACTGAGATTTTTAGAAATTTTAGATTAACTCCTCGGCAAGCGTACAGTAACTGGGGGATGAATATTGGCAAAGATATGCTAGAGCTGCTACAAGAGAAGCCGTATGAGGAACAAGATTTCCTTCACTATGTTGGGGTTCGTGGTGTGAGGGATGTCCGCAAGATAGACGCCGCCAATAAGCCAATCGCTTCCGTTTGGATCGCAGTTAAAGCAAAGCATGAGATCAAAGAGGGTGGGTATGATTCTATGCCCTACCACATCGGTAGATTTTGGAAAGACCCAACGGATCCACGGGGATATTCTCCCGCTATGGACGTTCTTGCTGATATTAAGCTTTTGAATCAGCAGAAAAAAACTGCACTTCGCCGTGGTATGAAAGAGGCTGATCCGCCACTTCATATGCCAGATAAGGCTTTCATGCTTCCGCTCAACTTCAACCCAAGTGCAATTAACAATAGACGTAACGGAGTTGCAGCGGATGATATTCAACCCTTCGCTTATGGCGCGGGAAATTTTTCCATTACTAAGGAAATGATGGATGACCAAAAGCAAGCGATTGAGGAAGGATTTTTTGTGCCTCTTTTTCGCGCGCTTTCACAAGTCAACAAAGAGATGACCATTCCCGAAGTACAACGCCGTGTCATGGAAAACATGGTATTGCTCGGACCCACAGTTGGACGATACACGCAAGATGTTTTAGAACCGGCTATTTACCGAGTTCTCGATCAAGCGATTAAGCGTAAACTTGTTCCGCCTCCACCAGAGGAATTACGGGGACAGGATCTGGACGTTGTTTACCTATCACCTCTTGCTAAAGCGCAGCGCGAGTCAGAACTTGTTTCGATCGAGGGATGGCTATCTGCGTCGGCGCAAGTTGCGCAATTTAAGCCGGATGCTCTCGACATTATCGACGGAGACGCGGTTATCAGAAAGATCGGGAAAATACGTGCGGTTGATCCCGATCTTTACCACGACTCGGCAGATGTCGAAAGTATCAGAAAGATGCGTGCGGATATGCAAGCGAGGCAGCAACAGCTATCGATGGTTGAGCAAGGATCTAATGCCGCGCGAAATATTGCGGATGCAAGAAGTAAATCAGCAAAAGCGGAAGCACCACAGAAATAATGCTTATAAAAACTCAGGTGAAGAAAGTAGCGGACATGCCTTCGCTTACGCGGCTTGTCTTAGCTTTTATTTTTGCCCCAGAAAAATTACGTGTCGGGGACATCGACATGATGGAGTATTCCATCGTCAACTGGCACAAGTTCTGCTCTCAGTACGAAGAAAGAAATTTGGGAGAAGAACACCCTTTCAAAGAACAACTCTGTTGGTTAGGTTCCATGTTAAAGAAGCATGCCGATCACAAACTCGATGAACAGAAAAGAACATTTCGCTTGCATGGTATTAACTATGAACATGTGTATGGTTTATCTACTCCGAGCGCAGCACGGAAGGCTGAAGCAAAAGCAGAGTATGAAAAGTACGCACGTAAGAATCCAGAACAGGAGGGACTGATATGAAAATAATTTTGGGGGAGCACGACGGAGTTATCCAACCAGACGGAGTTCCAACTATGGTTGTTGTTACAGCATCCAAAGGAAGTAAGCAAATAACTTTTCCGGTTTCTGCGTCAAACTCTATTGCGTCACTTTACGTTTCTGCTGCAATTGCATTAGGGAGCGACGCGGCGGTTCCGATGTCAGTCCCGGAGCCAAGGGTGCCCACTTCCTCACCCCATGTCGCGTCGTCTCTCGCGCAAAAAAACACGCAGGTTCCTTCTTCCGGGATTCAATCCCGAGATATTGTTGAATACATCGGAAAAGAAAGCGAAGAAAGTCCTGATTTAATCCCAGGGAATCTTTATCGAGTTCTTGAGATGTCAGGTTCGACTTGCCACATCATTGACGATAATTCGCCAAATCCTTTTCGACTCGTTGTTTTAAAGACTGACGTTCGTCTTTCTCGAAAAGCTGATCCGCTTCCTGATATTCAAAAAGTAAAACTTTTCGAGCGCATTACTAAATGTCCAACTTGTTTGGATGAAGTGTCAGCGCATCGGGCGGGGGAAAATAATTTTTACTTAGGCTCTTGTTCAACCTGTGGAATTATGTGGGAGGAAGCACTGAATGACGCCAATTCAAAGAAAATTATTGAGTCTCACCGCGGATGACCTGGTAAAAGTTTACAAAACAGCTTTTCGAACCCCTGAAGGGCAACTTGTTCTCGAGGATTTGAAACGGCGCTGTTTTGTGAATAAGACAACCGTTGGCGATGAAAACGGCAAACCAACCGAATGGAATGAGGGTATGAGGGCGGTGTATTTACATATTGAAACGTTAATAGAACTAGAGGAGATAGACTATGAAAATGATGAATGATCCAAATCCTGATCCGAATATTTCCGCAGGAGGAAGTGGTGGAGGTGGTGCGCCACCGGCGGCGCCCGAGATTCCGGAATGGCTTTCAAGTGCTCCGGAAGAATACCAAAAAGATCCACATATTCTGAAGTACAAGACGCAAGAAGATTTTTTTAAAGCTGAAAAAAGCCAACGGGAATTACTCGGACGTAAAGGTGTTATTCTCCCAACAGAAAAATCAACTCCTGAGGAACGCACAAAATTTTGGCAGACTATCGGAAAGCCGGAAAAACCGGAGGGGTATAAGTTTTCTCGGCCTACTGAAGTTCCAGAAGGGCTTAATATCACGGAGCAGTTTGATAAAAAATTTATTGCTTTTGCGGATAAGCATAATCTCACGCAAGAGCAAGCAGCAGGACTCTACCAAGATTACTTAGCTGACATTGCTTCGGAGTATCAGGCCAGCTTGGAGCGAGCGGTAAAAGCGAGGGAGGAAGGGGAGACTGCACTTCGAACTAAATGGGGAAATGAATACGACACAAAAATGGCTTTAGCGGGGAAAGTCGTCAAAGGTTTCGGGGGAGATGCAGCTATAGCTGCCCTCGGAGCTACTGCGAATCATCCGGCAATCGTAGAGGTTTTTGCGACCATCGGAGAGCTTATTTCTGAAGACAGAATTCCCGCGTTAAATGGTGGCGGGGCTGCTGCGCCAACGGGGGCG